AATAACTGCATAGGAGATTACAAATATGGCCGTTGCATCATTAACAAGAATGACAGTGCCCTTGGCAAGCGATCAAAGCGCGAGCAACCAAGGCTTGCTCATGCCCAAACTCAGCTATCGCTTCCGAGTGATATTTGAAAATTTTGGAGTGAGCACCCCCCGAACAGAACTTACCAAACAGGTGATGACTTTCAAACGTCCCACTGCAAGTTTTGCTGATATCCCCATTCCAATCTACAACAGCACTCTTTATCTAGCAGGAAAATACACCTGGACCGAGGTCACATGCGAATTGCGTGATGATGCCTCAGGTGCTGTGAGTCGACTGGTTGGTGAACAACTACAGAAACAGATGGACTTCTTGGAAATGTCGTCAGCTGCAAGTGGTATTGACTACAAGTTTACCACTCGCTTCGAAGTGTTGGATGGCGGCAATGGCGCCGCAGAGCCCACTGTACTGGAAACTTGGGAACTGTATGGTTGCTATCTCAAGAGTGCTGACTACGGATCGGCTTCTTATGCCACCGGTGAACCGCTCAAGATCACTCTGAGCATACGTTATGACAATGCCAATCAAACACCAAATGGTTCTGGTGTTGGTGCTGCTATTGCTAGAACAGTCAACGACGTGATCACAGGATAATCTGGCATGGCGTGGGGCCAGGACTTTGAGAAAGAGTTTTTTGGCGGGCAAGGTCTCAAAGACTATGCCCACGCAGCCAGGACTTTCCTCCCCAACGGATATGAACTTGTTCCGCGCAACAAGTTCTTGTTCCACACTTACTTCAATATCAACACTGGTATTCCGTTATTGAACAACGCATTTCCCACAGAAGAAAAAGTACAAATTGGTCTCATGGTCAAGACCATACAGTTGCCTAAATTTACTTTGGATACAGAAACATTGAATCAGTACAATCGCAAACGTGTGATTCAGAAAAAAATCAACTACGGTCCCTTGAGCATGACCTTCCATGACGACAGCGGAAGTCTTGTGCGTAACATGTGGTACAACTACTATGCCTACTACTTCAAGGACCCTGCACAGACTTATCTGTCGCCCAGAGCTACCAATGGTGACATGGGAGAATTGCAATCTCAAGCGGGATTTGCCTACAATACCAGAGACATCTACGACAATGATCGTCCGGTGAATGACTGGGGATATGTGGGTGAAGCATACAGTGACAGTGGCAATACTGTGACAGGTAAACCAGCATTTTTCCGTGACATCACTGTGTATGGGCTAAGTCAGCACAAGTGGGTGAGTTATGTTTTGATCAATCCCTTGATCAAGAGCTGGGATCATGACACCTATAGCTACAGTGAAGGTGCCGGTACCATGCAGAATTCAATGACCATAGAGTACGAAACTGTGAAATATTACGAAGGTGCCATAGGTGGTGTGAAGCCCGATACCAATGTGGTTGGATTTGCTGATCCTTCTTATTATGACAATATACGGTCTAGCTTGGCAAGACCGGGCAGCACACAAACTGTGCTGGGGCAAGGTGGACTTTTGGATGCTGGTATTGGTATCGTGGAAGATCTGCAGAGTGGCAATTTGACCGGTGTGATCGGTGCTATACAAAAAGCCGGAACTGTAAATCAGACTTGGAAAGGCAAAGATTTCAGAGCATCGGTCAATGAAGAAGCCAATATTGCACTCAAAGGTGTTCTCAGAAGCAGTATTCCAGCCGCAGTTCGTAGCAATGGCGGGCTGAATGCCATATTTCCTGTTTCTCCAAATAGAGTACGATAACATGGGCGGCACAGTCAATGCACTCAACACCAATGTGGATCTTACAGTCAGGATCTTTGACACATTCTACAGCTATGAAACATTTGTCAATGCAGAAGAATATGATGTGGTCTACAGTTACATGAGATCTGTGTTCACCACCGATCAAGCTGCCGGCAATTTCACAGTGAGTTTGTTTAGAATAGCCCAAGAAACACGCACACCGGTGTTGACTATTTTGCAAGATATACAAGGGCAAGACTCTATCCAAGTCACATTGACTTTGTGTTATTATCTCAACAACATAAGAAGCACCAGCACATTGCTGGGCTACGGAGCCACGGTCACTCCCAACTACTATACCGCAAGGAATGTGCTGGCATGAGTCGCTGGGCCAATGGTGAGTATACCATCACCAATCCAGACAAGTATGTGGGCAAAAACAAACCCAGATATCGATCCGGATGGGAACATTCATTCATGCGATTCTGCGACAATAACGATGCAGTGCTGCAATGGGCCAGTGAAAGCATAGCCATACCTTATCGGAATCCCATCACCGGCAAACCTTCCATGTATGTGCCGGACTTTTTTATCACCTACCGCACCCGAGGCAATGTACAGCGTGCCGAGATGATTGAGATCAAACCCAAAAAACAAAGCATAATCGAAAGCAAGATGAACAGCCGAGACCGTGCTGTGGTTGCTGTGAACTATGCCAAATGGGCAGCAGCCCAGGCCTGGTGTAAACGAGCAGGCATACACTTTCGAGTCATAACTGAAGACGACATGTTCCATAAGCCGGGTTGATCAATCCGGTAAATATGGTATGACCAAACGCCTCGAAGAGTTATTCGATTTGCCACCTTCTACAGATCCCGAAGAGGATCCGGTATACACCCCTGAACAAACCCAGTCAGCTATGGCTGAAATTGACGATGCCATCGACAAGATTGATGCTGCCCTGCCAGGTGTGCGTGATTTGAGTTCGTCGGACTCAGAGATGGATGAATTAGCCGATCTGGCCAAAGGCAGCTACAAGGATCTCATGGATCTAGGTATGAATGTGGAAGCAAGATTTGCTGCTGAGATATTCTCAGTGGCTGGTGCCATGCTGGGACATGCACTCACTGCCAAGCAGGCCAAGCTGACCAAGAAGTTAAAAATGATTGATTTGCAGTTGAAAAAAGCAAATCTAGATGCCAAACTAGCCGATTCAAACCGAGAACCCCCACAGCAAGGCCAAGGCCATGTGTTGGATCGCAATGAATTGTTGGACAGATTGTTGGGCGATAGAAAGACAAATGCCAAAAAAGTATAAATATCACATAGGACTCTGATATGAAAAAATTTCACCATTATCTCGCAGAATCGGAACGCACATACGACTACAGGATCAAGATCCTGGGCGAAGTGCCTCCAACCTTTATCAAGGATCTGGAACAAAAACTTGAACAGTTTGACGTTGTACGGATGTCGGGCAAGAAGACCACACCCGTACAGAAACTTCTCAAGGATTTTCCCAATGAAGAAAATGACATGGTTACCTCGGTGGATGTGAGTTTTCGTTATCCAGCTATCGAACCACAGATACAACAACTGGCTCAACTGTTGGGATTTAGCCCCAACCGGATTCGACTGTTGACACAATCGTATGTGGACAGTATTGATAACGAGATCGCAGAAATCAACACACAGAACAAGGACTTGATCGCTGACACCGATTATCCTGCACCTGATGCCAAACAACAAGAGTTAAAGAAAGATTACTCCGGTGATCCTTACAAACATGCGGTATTGCAAAATGCATATCGCTCAGATTTCACAGTGGCCGGCGGCAAAACACCCCCAGCAAAAACCACCAATGATATCAAGCAGGACACCACAAGTCCAATGACTCGTATCACACGCACGCCTAAGCCTGCTACTTTCGCAACACCAAGAGGATAAACCATGAGCGATTATTTTTTCTACGATTTAAACAAAAAGATGGCTGACTTGGCCAACAAACAGCAACTGGCCGAAACTGCCCAAGCTGCTCCGGTAAGGCCCACGCCCAGTGCTCTTCGAACTCAACTCAATGAGCGTGACTTGGGCAAGCACAACAATGCTACCACTGGATTTGCTGCATTGGCTAAGAAAACTGGCGGCGGTGAAAAAGGTGCCAAAATTGCAGGAGCACAGTTGGCAAAAATGCGAGCCAAAGGCCAAGTGGAAGAAGGCAGCAAGCCGGACTTCTTAGATCTTGACAAGGACGGCAATCGCAAAGAGCCAATGAAGTCTGCTGCTCGTGGGGCCAAGAAAGCGGTAGACGAAAGCACATGCCCGTCTTGCAAATGTTCACCATGCAAATGCGACAGCATGGATGAAAGCGCATTGCAAGCTGCGTTTGGCAAAAAGAAATATGGCGATCAAGGCATGAAGGCTTTGCAAAAAGCCGGAAGAGATCATGCCGGTGACGCTACCATGAACAAGATCCGCAATCGCTATGACAAATATGATGAAAGCATGACCGATGAAGGCAATGCATTTTCGGGTGCGGTGGTCAAGGCCAAGAAGGATGGTATCCAGCCTGGTGAACAGATCAGCGTTGGTGGTAAACAATACAAGTTGAGAGAAACAGATGCTACTCCGCAAGATGTAGGATCATATGAAGACGAAGTGAAAAAAGTAAATGCTCCGCAGCGCAAAGCCAGCGCACCTGTGATGCCACCAAAGAAAACCATGCCACCAAAAAAACCGGCAATGTATCCTCCACAGGCCATTGACGACCCTGTGAAAGAAGGTGGTGTGCCAATGACCGCCAAGCAAAAATCATTTGCCAAACTAGCACCTCCTGTGGACAAGATCACTTTTGCTGACAAGATTGTTGGCGCCAAGAAAGAAGTGGACGAAATGCTGGGCGATGTGGCTGCTAATGCCATGAAGAACGCAGTTGGTAAGATGCGCGGCCGTAATCGTGATATGGAAGAAAGTTTCTTGGACGACGAGCCTACCAGCCGTAGGTCAAGCACTGGTGGCAGAATTGATACTTCTGAACCAGGTGTCACACGCCATCGTGCTGTAAAAGGCAACTACAGCGGTGCAGCACACGATGCTGGCTCTGATGATGAGCCAACAGGTATGATGGGCCGCCGCAAAGTCGGAGCAGGTATGGGCAAGAAGATTGGTGCCAAGATCAATCGAGGAACATCAAAACTCATGACCAAAGAAGGCGACATGCCTGAAGACATGATCCAGAGTCAAGATCCAGGCGAATACGATCAAGAAGGCGATATGGCCAAAAATGACATCCACACCATGGTAAGGCATGCACAGGATCTAGAAAAGATGCTGAGTGACAATGAAAACTTGCCAGAATGGGTGCAGAAAAAAATCAACCTTGCATCAGACTATATCCAAACAGCAGCGGACTATCTGGCCAGCGAAAAGGAAAAAAACGGCAGCAGCCAGGAAATGGACGAAGAATCAACCAGCAAGCGTGACAATCGCGCTGAGAAGGCAGGCCGAAAGGTAGCCAAAGACATTGAGTATGATGAAAAGAAAAAAGATGGTATTCACGGCAAGCGTCGCGGTAGCGAAGATAGTAAGGCTGAGAAGGCCGGCAACAAAGTTACCAAGGACATTGAATACGACGAGAAGAAAAACAAGAAGAAAAAAGAAGTAGATGAAACCACCACTTCTGGTAGTGTGGCTACGGGTGGTGCTGCACCCAAATCCAGCGGCGGCCACAGCTATGGCAAAGGCATCTACGACAGTTTGAATCGTCAGTTGGAAAACATGATCTCCGAAAGCATGAACATCAACATGAGCATGAACAATGACGAGCACGGCGGTCCACGTCGAAGTCTCACAGTCACTGCCACAGATGAAGATGCAACAATGTTGGCCGACCTGCTGAAGATGGCAGGAATGGGTTCCGGTGATGATCAGATATACGCCATGACCAGCGACGACTCTGGCACGGATGCTATCCATGACATGGATCATGATCACGGTGACGAGCCATGCCCGGACTGTGGTATGTCAGATTGCGGTTGCGATGACACCATGGACGAAGATCGTTGGGGTGCAGAACACCCACCTAAATTACCTTATGACATGACGGTTACCGCTCCTGGCGGAGTTGATGTAAACAAATCTGGCGACAGCTGGGTTTATAAATCCAACGAACCCGGTGGCCGAATCACTGCAACAATTCCAGCAAAAGCCTCGAACAAAATGTTTCCTAATACCAATGTAGATGAAACCTACGGCGATACTGATGCTACACAAAATGAACCTGACTATCCCACAGACGAAGTAGGCACAGACAATGCCATGATGTACAGCGGTGGATTGGACGGTCCTAAATCAACTGGTCAAACTACTACACCGGTGAATGCGGCTCAGAAAGATCGCATGGGGCATGCAGGTGACAACGAACTGCGTCGCATGATGGAAATTGCAGGACTTAGGTAATTACATGAGCACACAATATCAGACCTATGCAGAGACCATGGCCAGGTTGTCAGAACGCCATCCGCCCGCACCCACTCCACAAGAGGTGCGTAATCAACCTGTGATGATTCCTGGCGTGCTGAGCCAGACCACAAATCTGTTCCGCCCTGTGGCAGTGGCAGATCTTAACAAGGATAACAAATAATGTCACAAGCCAATGTTTACACCGCAGCCGCTAACATACCTTGGTATACCGACAAGTGCAGTATCTCTACTGGCAATACCGCTGTCACTTTCAATGTTTACCGTGTGGCATTAAACTACATTCCTGCCAATGGCATTCCGCAGGTTGCCACAGCAGCACAAGGCAACATCTACAGCAATGCTGTCAGCGTGCCGGCCAACAGTCGCCAACAGATCTATGTGGGCGCAGGCAACTATCTCACCATCACTGGCGCAAACTTCACCGCCGAAGAACTTGGCACAGCCAGTTCAGCCACCAAAGGCGTGATCGGTTCCAACGGATAACGTCATGCGAGCAAATGAGTTTATTGCCGAAACCAGAACAATAGGCAAGATGTCAGACCGGCAGAGAATGTCCACACGGGGCGTTTCTAAGTTTAGAGATCCTGGCGGCTACGACCGAACATATGAACTCAATCGTATCATGATGGCCACAGCATGTGCAGACGGAACCACCCCACTGAAGATTGATGCTGAAAGTTGGTCAGGCCGATACAATACTGCTCATCCATACACCGACATCGAAAGCAAAATGCTGAAGCAAGCATTCAAAGCAGTTGGCAGCGATTATGTTGACTTGAACAGCGGTGATGACAACAGCGAAGAATTGGCCAGCACTGATATTGTGAGTCCTGTAAAAGCATTCAAAGGCTATCCTCGATGAGAGCCCGAGAGTTCATCACTGAGGATCTGGCACACTTGCCGGCAGAAATAGCCGATCCCTTGCGTTATACCTATGTGTTGCCCGGTGTGAACGGCAGCGATCCTTATGCCTCGTATAGATTGTCAGTGGCCATGGCCCGGGCTAGGTCCGACGCCGGTGAGCAGGATGGTGTGAATGATTTCATGATTCCGTGGACATCAGAAACTGCGTTTGGTGAACATGCTGTGATATCAGGCATGGACGAACAAGTGATACCCATCATTGATCAAGCATTGAAAATGACTCAAACACCAGGCGGCAAACAGATGGTATCAACACCTCAAAGTTCGGAACCGGCATTTGTAGACAAGGTCAGTCCTGTGCGAGCCTTCCGAGGCTATCCAAGGTAATCACATATGAAAATTGCTGAACTTTTAAGAAGTCTAGCTGATGTTATTGATATAGAACAATCATCAGCAAAAGTCCACAGCAATGAAGGGGACCTAGCACCTCAACGCTTTGTACCACCCCTACAACTCAAATTAGAGTTATTGAAAAAAGCAGTGGATGTGAACAACATCTACTCGCCAAATGTTCCTGATCAAGACGGTCATGTTCCTGCTCATCATTTGAGTCTCAGCCAAGGCGGTAACGATGCAGAAACACAACAGGATTACTCCACAACGCAGACACATGGCGAGGATGATGTGAATCAACTACGCCGTAGAATAATGTCTATTTTACAAATTGATGGCGGTGGAGACGGCCCCTTAGATGACTAAGGAGCCACAATGAGCAGCGGCGATACCAACGATTCAGTATACATACAAAAACTTTTCACCAGTCGTGACAACTTCACACAGGGAAATGTTCAAGAAGCTCAGGCCAATGCTGCTTCTTATGTAGGGCAAGAGGGACGCATCTGGTGGAACCCGGTTCTCAATGCGTTTTACTACAGCAACGGTAACACTCCTGGCGGCGTACTGATTGGCAGCTCAGCCAATTCAACTGCTAATATTTCCGTGTCTTACCAGGGGTCTTTATTGACCTCTAATGTTAGCAGTTTTAATTTTGCAGGTGCGGGTGTTGTTGCTTCTAATGTGGGTAATGCGGTAACCGTTACTATTTCGGGCAGCGGCGGCAATGTGTCCAACATCAGCAATGGCACAAGCAATGTGTCCATAGCAAGTGCAAACAGCAATGTAACCGTGAGTGTGGACGGTTCCAACAACGTGGCAGTGTTTGACCCCAGTGGAGTGACTGTGGCAGGAAATGTGTCGGTCACAGGCAATGTCACTGCTGCGTACTTTATTGGCAACTTGGTTGGCAACATCACTGCAAATATCACTGTTCCCGGATCAAACACTCAAGTGATATTCAATGACAACGGATCAGCTGATGCCACCGCAGGATTTACTTTCAACAAAACTTCAAATCTAGTCACTGTGGGCGGCAATGTGAGTGCTGTGGGATTTGTGGGCAATGGTGCCGGCCTGGCTAATGTGATGGCTGACAGAGGAGGGGATTCTAACAACTGGAACAACCTCACTCAAATGGGCATTTATTTGGTAAATAGGACAAGTTGGTCTGGAACTGTTGGAACTCCATTGGATAGTCAGATATTTGTAGGTTTGTTGGAAGTGGTAAATGCAACAAATACAGCACTCACGCAGATTTTTTATCCGGCAACAGTGAGTGAAGATATAAAAATACAATGGACCCGTAGCTATTGGTCAGGTTCTTGGACTGCCTGGATTTTGATGACCAATAATGGTCAGGTCATAACTGGTGGAAATTTCTAATCAATAGGTTGAGGAAAAAAGATGTCAAATACAATTTTAATTAAACGATCAGGTACAGCAGCCTCTGTACCTGTTGCTGGTAATCTTGCTCTAGGCGAGCTGGCTATCAACTACACCGACGGTAATTTATTTTACAAAAACAATGCTGGCTCGGTGGTGGTCATCGCCAGTAATCAATTCCTCAGCGTGATCGGTAATGTCACTGCCAACAATGGCCAGTTTACTAACACGGTGAACACAGCCAGCTTCACTGGCGGTCAAGTGAGTGTGACTGGTAACATCACTGGTGCCTATATTCTGGGCAATGGTAGTCAGTTGACCGGCATAAATGCATCCAATGTTGGTACATTGACCACACTGAGTGTTACTGGAAATGCCACAGTTGGTAATCTTTTGACCAATGGTATCGTGTCAGCTGGCGGCAATGTAATTGGTGGTAACATATCCACAGCTGGCAATGTTAACGGTGCCAACATAGTGGCCACCATGCTCAGTGCTACCAGCAATGTCTCAGCCAACAATGGCATATTTACTAGCATAGTGAATACCGCCAGTTTCACCGGTGGCATAGTAAGCGTGACTGGTAATGTTACCGGTAATTATATTCTGGGCAATGGTGCGTTCCTGTCTGGGGTGATAACATCTGTGGCCAATATCAACAATGGCACAAGTAATATCACCGTGGTAACATCAGGTGGCAATATTACCGTTGGGGTGGGCGGCACATCAAATGTGATAGTTTGGGCCTCAACTGGTCAATATGTTGATGGATTGTTAAGTGTTTCGGGCAATATCACCAGTGGCAACATAAACGTAACAGGTGGCAATATCACCGGCTCTAATGTGATTGTTGCGAACTTGGTATTGGCAAGTCAGATCGGCAATTCCTCGAGTTATATATATGGTGATGGATCAAATTTAACCGGCATCGGCAGTCAGAACTCTATCACTAACGGAAATAGTAATGTTATCGTCCCTGTGGTCAATGGCAATGTGTACATCAATGCCAATGCCGGCACAGATCAAGAATGGAACTTTGATACAGCTGGCAATTTAACAGCAGCAGGCAATGTCATCACACTGGCCAATGTAAATGCGGCCTACTTCAATGGCAATGTTGTCGGCACCACAATCAGCGCAACAGGTAACATAACCGGTGCCAACATTAACGGCAATGTCTTTAGCACTACACTCAGTGCGTCGGGTAATATAACAGGCGGTAACGTAAGCACAGCTGGCAATGTGGATGGTGCCAATTTCAATGGCAATGTTTTTGGAACCACGGTCAGTGCGTCAGGTAATGTTACTGGCGGTAACGTAAGCACAGCTGGTAATGTCACCGGTGGCAATGTAAGCGTAACGGGTGGCAACATAAGCGGTGCTAATGTTCTCACAGCCAACACTCTGAGTGCTACAAGTGCCGTAGTTACTAACTTTAGCATAACTGGAAATGTGATTGGCAATCTGTTGCCCAGTGCCAACGTCACATACAATCTAGGTAGCTCTACTAGACAATGGAAAGATTTGTATCTAAGTGGAAATAGTATTAACCTAGGAACCCAGACTATCAGTTCCAATGCTGCCGGAGTCAGTGTGGGTTCCGGTGATTTTGCGGCTGGTAATTTAAGTGCTGCTAATGCTATCACTGCTGGAACTACTATTTCTGCTGTTGGCAATATTGTCGCCGGTAATGTAAGTACAGCAGGTAATGTTGAAGGTGCCAATGTAGTGGCTACCACAGTCAGCGCCACAGCGAATGTGGTTGCCAACAATGTGATGTCTACCACCATAGTGAACACAGCCAGCTTTACTGGTGGATTGGTTTCAGTTACTGGCACAGTAACCAGTGCATCAGTTGTAGGCGGGGTGATAACCGGTAGCTCAGTATCAGTCACCGGTACAGTAACCAGTTCGTCAGTTGTGGGCGGCGTGATGACCGGTAGTTCAGTATCGGTTACTGGCAATATTACTAGTGGTAACATATCAACTGCTGGTAATGTGAACGGGGCTAATATTGTAGCCACCACGCTCAGTGCCACTGGCAATGTCAATGCCAACAATGGAATGTTTACCAACATAGTAAACACAGCCAGCTTTACTGGTGGATTAGTGAGTGTTACTGGTAATGTAACAGCCGGAAATCTAAATACATCCGGACTGGTCAGCACGTCAGGAAACGTTCAAGCAAGCAATATCAATGCTACTTTAGTAACAGCTACCACACTCAGCGCAACAGGCAATGTTAATGGTGCTAACATCAATTCCAACAGCATTGTTGGATCAGCACTCACTGTCACTGCTACCACATTAAACTTGTCATCCACTGGAAATATAAATCTAACCCCTAGCGGAAACATTGTGTTGGCCAACACATACATCAATGGTCTTGCAATGCCTATGCAAGATTATGATGCCGCAACCAAACTGTATGTTGATAACTTTGCCACAACTGGTATCACATTCCACGCACCAGTTTATGCAGCCACAGTGACCACATTAGAAACAGCCACTGGCGGTACCGTAACTTATGCTCAACCCAACGGAGCGGGCAATGGTGTGGGTGCCACGCTTACTACAACCGGCGCTTTCTATCTTATTGATACAGCTAATGTTCAAACAGTTGGCACAAGGATCCTGGTGCAGAATCAAGGCAATGCTGTACAAAATGGTGTGTACACCTATGCCAACACCACTGCTATTGTGCGTTCCACAGACACAGACGAATACGGTGCAGATAGCACAACGCAAATTAGTATCAACGACTACTTCTTTGTGCAGAGTGGTAATGTAAACGCCGGTGCTGCGTTTATTGTAAGTGCGCCGCCAGGAACCATCACGTTTGGCACCAGCAACATCACTTTTTCACAGTTCAGTAGTACCCAGGTTTACACGGCCAATACTGCTGCTGGTTTAGTATTGAATGGCACAGTGTTCAGTGCCAAGGTAGACAACAACACCACTGCATTTGATGGCACAGGTAACATTATTGTTAAAACAAGTGCTAATTTGACCACACCTAACATTGGCGAAGCCACTGGTACATCATTAAGTGTTACAGGCAACGTCACAGCTAACAATGGCCAGTTTACCAATGTGGTCAATGCGGCAAGCCATACAGGAACTTTAGTATCAGTCACAGGTAATGTCACTGCTAATAATGGCATGTTTACCACGATTGTGGACACAGCTAGTTTCACTGGTGGTCAAGTGAGTGTATCAGGAAACATCACCGGTGGCAATCTGACCACCGGTGGAACTGCCAACGTAGCAACCTTGATAGTGACCACATTGGCCAATATAACTGCTACCACGATATCTACCAGTTCCGTAACAGGCGCTGTGAGAGTAGCAGGAGGGCTGGGCGTGGCAGGAAACATCTATGGCGGAGCGTTATATGACAATGGTACGGCAGTGCTGACAGTAAACTCGACCGTGGATGGCGGAACCTATTAAGTAGGGTAAATGACCAACACCGTCCTAATCAAGCGTTCGGATGTGGCCAATGCGGTGCCCGGGCCCAGCAGTTTACTGGCGGGCGAATTGGCCATCAATTCTGCAGATGGAAATTTATTCTACAAGAACTCCGGCAATATTGTAACAGTTATAGCCAGCAATAAGTTTTCATCAGTAAGTGGTAACGTCACGGCCAACAATGGCATGTTCACTAACATAGTCAACGTGGCCAGCCATACAGGCACTATTGTAAGCATTACAGGCAACATCACAGCAGGCGGATTCACCTACGCAAATGGGTACCCAGTAACCGGAACACAAGGCACAACTGGTACACAAGGTATACAAGGCATCACCGGAACACAGGGAACGATCGGAACACAAGGAACGATCGGAACACAAGGCATTCAAGGCGTAACCGGCACACAAGGTGATATCGGAACTCAAGGTATCACCGGAACTCAAGGTATCTCTGGCACCCAGGGCATACAAGGGGTACAAGGTATTCAAGGTATCACCGGAACTCAAGGTATCACCGGAACTCAAGGTATCTCTGGCACCCAGGGCATACAAGGGGTACAAGGTATTCAAGGTATCACCGGAACTCAAGGTATCACCGGAACTCAAGGTATC